TTTATAGATAAAGATAAAATGTTAGTGCCTAAAAATCAAATTACAAAAACGAAGGAAACATAATGAGTTTGTTAGACAGATTAAAAAAGAATACTACAATTAAAGAAGCTTCGATCTTATCGAAATCAAAATTCTTTAAACAGAAAGATATGGTACAAACAGAAGTACCAATGATTAATGTTGCACTTTCTGGTTCACTTGATGGTGGAATTGTTCCAGGTTTAACTATGTTAGCTGGGCCTTCAAAACATTTCAAGAGTGCTTTTGCTTTACTCATGGCATCATCATACTTAAAAAAATATAAAGATGCCGTAGTTATATTTTATGACTCAGAGTTTGGCACACCACAAAAATATTTTGAAACTTTTGACATTGATATGGAAAGAGTGTTACATACACCAGTTACAAATGTTGAAGAACTTAAACATGACATCATGAATCAGTTGAATGATATTACAAGTGATGATAAAGTAATTATTGTTTTAGATTCGATTGGTAATTTAGCATCTAAAAAAGAAATTGATGACTCAATTGAGGGTAGATCAGTTGCAGATATGACAAGAGCTAAAGGTATTAAATCTTTGTTTAGAATGATAACACCACACCTCACAATCAAAGATATACCTTTAGTTGTTGTCAACCACACATATAAAGAGATTGGTATGTTTCCTAAAGATATTGTTGGTGGTGGCACAGGTTCATATTACTCAGCTGATACAATTTGGATTCTAGGCAGACAACAAGAAAAAACTGGAAAAGATGTAACAGGATATCACTTCATTATTAACGTAGAGAAATCTAGATTTGTAAAAGAGAAATCAAAGATACCAGTTACAGTTTCATTTAATGGCGGTATTCAAAAGTATTCAGGTTTACTAGACATTGCAATTGCAGGTCAATATGTTGCAAAACCATCTCCTGGTTGGTATGCAAAAGTAGATAGAAAAACAGGCGAAATTGGTGAGAAAGTACGCTTTGATGCCACACAAACAGACAAATTCTGGTATGATATATTAAATGACAAGCAGTTTAAAACATTCGTGCAAGAAAAATATCAAATAGGCTATGGGAATATATTAAGTGATGATGCGACTAGAACAGACAATACTGAAGAACTTAGTTTACAATGAAGAATTTACTCGTAAGGTTTTACCATTTATTGAACCAGATTACTTTTCAGAGTCAATAGAAAGAAAAGTATTTCTTGAGATACATGATTTTGTAAATGAATATGAGAAACTTCCAACACATGAAGTTCTTGTAATTAATTTCACAGAAAAGAAAGACCTTACAGAAGATGAAGTTTCAAAGTCAATAGAGCTTCTTCAAGAAATTAAAAAATCAAAAGATGAAAAAGTTGAGTTGAATTGGCTCATAGATCAAACTGAAAAGTTTTGTCAAGACAAAGCCATATACAATGCAATCATGAACTCAGTTTCAATTCTTGATGATAAAAATACAAAAAAATCTAAAGGTGAAATACCAAAACTTCTAAGTGATGCACTTGGTGTTTCCTTTGATTCACATATTGGTCATGATTATATCAATGATTATAATGAACGATATGATTTTTATCACAAGGTTGAAAACAGAGTAAGTTTTGATATTGATATACTCAATAAGATTACAAAAGGTGGTTTACCAATTAAAACATTGAATGTCATTATGGCAGGCACAGGTGTTGGTAAAAGTTTGTTTATGTGTCATATGGCTTCTTCTTGTATATCTCAAGGTGATAATGTTTTGTATATCACTATGGAAATGGCTGAAGAAAAGATTGCAGAAAGAATTGATGCTAACTTATTGAACATCAGTTTAAATGATTTAAGGTCTGTATCAAAAGAAGATTATGAATCTAAATTTAATGTATTAAAAGCAAAGACACAAGGCCAATTAATCATTAAAGAATATCCAACGGCAGCTGCCTCTACTTTACATTTTCGTGCATTGTTAAGTGAGTTAGCATTGAAAAAACAATTTAGACCTGATATAATATTTATTGATTACTTAAACATTTGTACATCATCAAGAATAAAACCAGGTAATAATATTAATTCATATACATTCATAAAAGCTATCGCAGAAGAATTAAGAGGTCTTGCAGTTGAGTATGAATTACCAATTGTATCAGCAACACAAACAACAAGGTCTGGTTATACTAATTCAGATCCAGGTCTTGAAGATGTTTCAGAATCATTTGGTTTACCTGCAACTGCCGACTTTATGTTTTCTATTGTATCAAATGAAGAACTAGAACAACTGAATCAGATATTGGTGAAACAACAAAAGAATCGTTATGCAGACCCAAGTTATTTCAGAAAGTTTATTGTTGGTGTTGATAGAGCTAAGATGAAGTTATATGATGTAGAACAATCAGGTCAAGATGGTATTCTAGATTCTGGTCAAGATGATGGTCCTGATAAACCTATAAATTCATTTGGTAAGAATGAAAAAAGATTTGGTGATGAATTTGGTGATTTTAAAACATGAAAATAACTAAAGAACAAGCTTTACACGGTGCTAAAGTATTCTCAGATTACTTTGATAAATTTGATGGTATTGCAGATTATATGCGAGATCAAAAACTAAATGCAGTTAATGAAATGTCTTTTGGTTTACCAGGAATGGGACCTGAAATGGATTTATTTGATAACTTTAGTATGCACCCAGAAGATATGAATATTGAAGTTGTAGAAATGAATCAAAATATGTGGGACATTTATATTAAGTTGATTTCATCACATTCAAATATGACAAGTATTCCAGGAAAATCATTACGACTTGGTGTATTAGAAAAGAATACAAACAAGTGGCTTGGTTTTATTCGTATGGGTTCACCAGTAATCAATATGAAACCAAGAAATGAATTACTTAATTGTGTATTTACTCAAGATGAAAAAACAGCCAAGTCTTTTAATCAGACATCTATTATGGGCTTTGTAATTGTGCCATCTCAACCATTTGGTTATAATTATCTTGGTGGTAAATTACTTGCATCTATATGTTGTTCACACCATGTTCGTGAAATGATGAACAAGAAATATCCAGGTATGAATGTATGTTTGTTTGAAACGACCAGTTTATATGGGTCATCAAAGTCTAGTTCACAGTATGATGGCATGAAACCATTTCTCAGATTCAAAGGTCTTACAGACTCTAATTTTTTACCATTGATGCACGGCAAACCATATGAAGATTTAAGAGATTATATGGAAAAAGCTGTTGGTGAACCGATAGTGCCAGAAGATGCCTCATCAAGAAAACTCAAACTATCAACTAAAATACAGGCTCTTATCAAGGCTAGTTTAGATGGTGAAGATTTAAAAAGATATAATAATACAATTAAGAATGCTCTTAATTTGACTGAAAAGAAACGATATTACGCCTCTTCCTATGGTTTCTCCAACTTTGTTGATGTAGTGACTGGTAAGACAGATAAGTTGGTTCCAGATAAGGAGAACCACGATAAACATCATCTGGAGAACGTAATTAAGTGGTGGAAAAAGAAAGCAACAAACAGATATGTGTCGCTTAAAAACAACAAAAGACTTAGAAATGAGTTAGAAGTATGGACAGGTGATAAAGAAATTGACATAATTCGATAGTTGTGTTATCATAAATACATGATAAACAATAAACGAGGATAAAATGGCAGATAAAACATCACTTTTTGAATCATCACAAGCTTGGTTTTCTTCTTACGCTGATGTATTAGGTGTCCAAAAATCAGAGAAACAATTAGATACTGAAAAATACCCCACATGGGATTCTTTTTATTCTGTATTTAAAAAACCCTTTGATGCAGCCTATGATAGGCTTGATGTTGGTATAAAAGGAGCTGTTATAACTAAAAAACAAATGGCAGATTTCTTAAAGGAAAATAATGACTGGTATATATCATCAGTTTTAATTGCTGTTCAATTAATGGAAGAGATACAAACAATATCTCGATACGGTATTAAACCACCAGGTTATCAAAATTTATTTTATTTCCGTGGTGATGAAGGTGTGATGGGTAAATTAGAAAAAATATTTAAAATAGCAAACAAATCTCCGATATATGTCGCTTCAGGTGCAGGCCAACCTTTTGGTGATGTAAATAAATGGAGTCCAGCTGATATATATTTGGCATCAAAAAAAGCTTTTAATACTATTCAAGAAGAGTATAAAATAGCAGAGGATAATAAGGGCACATATACTTTTGTTTCTTTAAACAAAATGATGAACACTTTAATAAAAGATGCTGAGATTCTTCCACTCTCTTTAAAGAAAACAGAAAAATCGGCTAAATTAGTGAAAGTCAATTTTGATAGAGAATCAGAGGCAAAAGAACTTGAAAAAATTTCATTTCTAAAGACCTCTGATTGGAAACCTTATGTTAGAAAACCAGTTGGTGAAAAAACTGCAGCTAGAGATATAAGAGTTTTTATTCAAAATATGGATGAGATAAAGTTTAGACATGATCCATCAGCTAAAAGATTTGTAGTTGAGTACATACCAAAAGTTGGTTCTGCTCGTGGTGGTTCAATGTTATTAAGTATTTTTATAAATTTGATGAATCAGATAGATAGTAAAACAGCACAAAATATTAAAAAAGCTTATGATGAGGGTGAGAAATTATATAAAGCAGAGGTAACACCTTTTTTAAAACAAAAAGGTATATTATCTAAAAAAGATTTTGACCGAGAGAGAGGTGCTATAAGCGCTACGAATATTGTTAATAGAGTTATGCCAATATTATCTAAATGGTTTAATAGAAAAGATCCTAAATCCAAAAAACAAATAAACGAATTTACACGGTCAATATTTGCATACATGACCTCAAGATCACCAAACTCAGGAAGGTTTGTAATCGCAAAATGAATTTCACAGAATTTTTAGAAGAAGCCAGACAAGATAAAAATCTTCATTTAGAACATTTAGAAGATAATATCTTGAATCGTGGTGTTACTGGCGCCAGAGAATCAATTAACTTTCTACAATCATTGAGAGATATGCTTGCAGGTAGTTCAACATCAAAAATAAATGTCACAACAAAATGGGATGGTGCCCCAGCTGTTTTTGCAGGTGTCAATCCAAAGAATGGTAAGTTTTTTGTTGGCACTAAATCTGTTTTTAATAAAGCACCAAAATTAAATTATACAGATAGAGATATAGATAGAAACCATCCAAGTGGTGGTTTAAATGAAAAACTAAAAATAGCCTTGGCATTTTTACCAAAACTTGGTATCAAAGGTGTATTGCAAGGCGATATGATGTTTACAAAAGGCGACATAAAAAAAGAACAAATAGATGGGGAGAAATACGTCACGTTTCAACCAAACACCATTGTCTATGCTGTACCTGAAGATTCACCACTCTCTAAAAAAATGCAGGCCGCTCAACTAGGTATTGTTTTTCATACCTCATATTCAGGTAGAAGTTTAGACACAATGAAACCAAGTTTTAATATTGATATTAGTAGATTAAAACCAACAAAAGATGTTTGGTTCCGTGACGCCTCATTTATTAATGCCTCTGGTACAGCGACATTTACAGAGGCAGAAACAAAACAAATAAGTAACATACTCTCACAGGCAGGTAGGACATTTCAAAAAATAAACGCATTAGTATTAAATCGCATATCAGTTAATGATAAGGTACTTGGTGAAATAAAGATATTTAATAATCAAATGGTCAGACAAGGCCAAAAGATTAGAAATACATCAACACATACTGTAAATTTAATTAGATATGTTGAAAGTAAATTAAATAAAGAAATACTTAAAGCTAAGAGAGATGATACAAAGAAGAAAAGACAAAGAGAAAAAAATGAAATGATGAGGCTTTTAAGAGGTTCAGCTAGACAATTGATTGAGATATTTAATCTCATGAACTCAATTACTGAAGCAAAAACAATCATCATTCGTAAATTACAAGAGATGCGACAAGTTACAAATACATTTGTCAGAACAGATAATGGATTTAGAATCACCAATCCAGAGGGTTTTGTTGCCGTAGATAAGCTATCTGGTGGTGCATTGAAACTTGTTGATCGACTAGAATTTTCACATCAGAATTTCACGGCTAAAAAAACTTGGGACAAGTAAAATGGCATACGACATAGACAAAATATTACATGAGTATGGAGATATTGATTTTGGCTTTACTGCTGTTGATGAAACAGAATACGAAAAAGTTAAAGACGAATTAGAAAAAACTAATTATCAAAAAGATATAACAGTAGAAGCATACAAAGATAGATTAAAAGAGTTAGAAGGATTAATCATGCCTTTCTTAACTAACCTATATAAATCCAGAGAACAGGCTTACATTCATTGGCCTAATCGTGGTAACTTATTAGAAAAACAAATGCAAAGAGTTTTAAAACTAACGAGAGGATAATGAGCAATCCAAGAATCGCAAGAAAACCAGGTCAACCAGCAAAATCTAAAAAGCACTCAGACCTCTACACAGACGAGGATCCGAAAGGAACAATCCACGGGCTCAAATTCGCAAGTAAGTCTGATGCAGAAGCTTCAGTACGAAAGATTAAGTCAAGCGGACGATCCCACGCCCATAAGATTCAAGCAGCGATAGCCATGGAACAAAGAGCCAAGGTGATGGGTAAAGCCGGTGCGGCCGCTGTGTATCGTAGTTTTATTAATGCAATGAAAAAGAAAACAAAGAAAATGAATGAAGCTGCATATAAAGGTAACTTGGGTGTTATGGAGTTAGTAAACTTTCATTCTAAAGCCACACCCGATCAAAAGAAAAAATTAAATTCCCATATTAAAAATAAAAAACATAAAGAATTTCGTGAACTTATACATCATGTCACAGGAGTTAAATTACATAAGAGCGTAAACGAAATGAAAAATTCACCACTAGATACTTGGGCTAATGAAGAACCCGTAAAGTACACAAAACATTTAACAAAAACTTTTGGTCAACCAGATGAACTTACAGATCATAGAGCTGTTTGGTATGCAAAAGATGGCTTTCAAAGAATAGTTGTAAAAGATGAATACATCTTACATGGATCACCTGCACCACACTATGATTTCGTGTATAGTTATGTTGACTTAAAAGTACCACATGATTTAGCTGACCCTTTGGCAAAGAGTAGTGAAAGTATTTTAATTGACTTTCTAAAAAATCAAGTTGGTGCTAGGTGTGGTTCACTTACAGCAAATGCAGTAACACTTAATTATGTTCTTGATGTTGTTGCAAAGAGGGTGAAACCTAGTAAAGATGAATATGAAAAAAGAATAAAAGATATGATTAAGATGAATGAATCTGGTAAAACTTACACTAATGATTGGTGGCCAGATGAAAGTGAAGATGCTAACCCGAAAAATCCATATTATAAAGAGGGTAGTATTGAAGAAGAATACGGAGCTGGAGAAGAAGGCACGGATAAAGTAGTAAAGAACTATAAGAAAATGACACCAGGACAATTGGTTAAATTTAAACAATATATAAAAGGATAGTAACTTAAATTGGAGTAAATAATGCGAAACTTGATTATAGGATGTGCCAGTAATTATGATTGGTCTACACTTCAGTATTGGTGTAATTCGATCAATCAAACTGGATTTGATGGGGATAAAGTCCTTGTTCTAATGAATTGTGATAAAGATACAGTTGTCAAAGTTGAACAAGCTGGATTTAAAATTATAGGCTTTAACAAAGATGATGATGGTAATCTAGTACATGATTCAAAAATGCCACCTCATGTGGAAAGATTCTTGCATATCTATGAGTATCTTAGAAAAGCAGATGATTATGATTATGTTGTTACCACAGATGTAAAAGATGTAATCTTTCAAAAAGATCCATGTAAATGGCTTGAAGAATATGATGCAGGCGATCATGTTGATTTATTTTTCTCATCTGAAAGTATTTTATATAAAAATGAACCATGGGGTGATCAAAATCTTCTTGAAACTTTTGGGCCATATGTTCATAATATTTTCAAAGAAAATGAAATTTATAATGTAGGTGTTTTAGCTGGTCGTGGTTTTGCCATGCGATCCTTAATGATTAATATATTCTCAGCTTGCATGGGTAAACCTATACCAATATGCGATCAATCAACATTCAACTTTATGATTTCACAATCACCTTATACAAACACATCAGAATATTTTGGCTCAGAAGATGGCTGGGCTTGTCAATTAGGTACAACGGCAGATCCAGCTAAAATACAAGATTTTGAACCTTATCTACTTGAACCAAGTCCTATTATGGAAAATGGTTTAGTTAGAACATCAAACGGAAGTAAAGATTTTTGTATCGTACATCAGTATGATAGAGTGCCTGCTTGGCGACATATTTTACAGATGAAATATGCCTCATGAAAAGATCATTTCCATTGAAAATAGCATTGTGTTTATCTGGTCAACCTAGAAGCTTTGCAAAAGGTTTTGAGTATCATAAGAAAAATTTATTAGATCATTATGATGTTGATACCTTTATTCATACTTGGTATTGTGATGATGCAAAAGATTACATAGGCCTTTACGAACCTGTATTATCATTTTTAGAAAAACCTCTTGAAGGTAATTTTGATGAAATGTATAAGAATACTCCTGATGCTATAAATCACCCACCACGTTTTACTGTTTCAATGCTTTATAGCATAGAAAAATCATGTGAATTAAAAGTTAGAAAAGAATTACAATCAAAGAAAAAATATGATTGGGTAATTAAATCTAGGCCTGATTATGCTTTAAATACTCTCATTAATTTTTATGAATTAGATAGTAATAAACTTTATATACCAAATTGTAGAATGGTACCTGAAAAAGATTTTGGTAATGACCAATTTGCATTTAGTTCATCTAATATTATGAACAAAAGAATGACAATATATTCCAATATGAATCATCATTATGACCAAGGTGTGCCAATGATTGGTGAAGATATGATGAAAGCTCAATTACATCAGTATGGTTTACATGGTGAATTTTTAGAGTATGTAAATATGAATAATCCATTTTCTCCAGGTGAGTTCAATGGTACTTGGCACTCTTTAATTCGTGATGATTGTGGTGAATGGAAAAAAAGGTAGTAAAAGAATTTATTGGGCACTCAGGTTGTGAAATATTCCTCGTAAAAGATAAACATGATTTCTTTGTGAGGAAAAATGGAAACGTGGAAAGAAATATTGAAAGATTAATAGGATTATATGAAAAAGGATATAATGTACCAACAATATTTGATTCATCTGAAAGTTATATTGAGATGGAGTATATTCATGGTCTTGATATTGTGGAGTACCTAAAAACTAGAGGTACAAAAAGATTAGGTGATTTTATAATTCAAACAATAGATTCATTTGCTAAAGATGCTATCAAAGTTGATTACGTTAATGTTTATGATAAGAAGCTTGACTTCATAAAATCTACTGTTGATTTACCATTTACTAAAAATGAAATCATAGATAGATTACCAACACACTTGCCAAAGTCCACATATCATGGCGATTTTACCCTAGAAAACTTGATTTTTAATGATGAATCGTTTACAATGATAGATCCAGTTACGATTGAATATGATTCGTATGTATTTGATCTGGCTAAGTTAAGGCAAGATTTAACTTGTAAATGGTTTTTAAGAAACAAAAATATTAAACTAGATGTTAAGTTACAAAATCTAGAAGATCATGTTTTTAAAAAGTTTGGTTTTGCAAAAAACGATTATCTTTTAATCCTTATGTTACTACGAGTTTATTTACATACTGAAATTGGAGATAGTAATAGAGAATTTATATTGAAGGAGATAAAGCGTTTATGGAAATAATTATACCAGCAGCTGGGGCTTCATCCAGATTTCCTAATATGAAACCAAAATTTTTATTGTTCGGTCGATATAATAAAATGATGTTCCATCATGCTATAGAGGACTATCTTGAAAAAGATAATAATATTACAATTGGTATTTTAAAAGAACATGAGATTGCTTATCAAGCTAAAGCATTTATTAAACAACAATATAATGATAGAATAAAAATTGTTGTCTTAGAAAATCCTACAAGAGGCCCAGCTGATACTGTTTTTCAAATATTGGATAAAGCAGAAATAGATGGTGAAGCAGAAATTTTTATAAAAGATTGTGATAGTTTTTTTAGTCATGAACATAGTTCTGGCAATTATGTTTGTGTTTCTAATATAGCAAATCATGAAACACTAAAAAAATTATCCTCTAAGAGTTTTATTGTTTCAAATAATCAAGGCATTATTAATCAAATTATAGAAAAAAAAGTGGTGTCTGATACCTTTTGTGTTGGTGGGTATAAATTTGAATCAGCTAAATCATTTAGAGAAAATTTTAAAGAAATAAATTCACAAGATGAATTATTTGTTTCAGATGTAATACAAAGAGCTTTATTTAAAGGTGAGGTGTTTTATGAAAAACAAGTTGAAAATTACCATGATGTAGGTACAGCTGATGATTGGTTTGAATGGAATAATAAACCAGTTATATTTTGTGACATAGATGGCACAATTGTTAAATCACAATCTAGAATTGGTGATAATTCTGTTTGGAGATTAGGAAAACCTCTTGAGAAAAATGTAAAGATACTTTTAGAAATGCAAGAAAAAGGTTCTCATTTTGTTTTTACTACGGCAAGAACTAAAGATATGGAAGGACCAACAAGAGCTACTCTTGATAATTTAGGCTTTACTAATTATGATTTAGTAATTAATTTACCAAATGCAGATAGAGTTTTAATTAATGATTTTCATAATCAAAACCCATACCCTAGAGCAACAGCAATTAATCTGAAAAGAGATAAAGATGATTTAGAAAACTATCTTACACAATTAAAGAGTGGTAAATGAAACCAGATAAAAATTTGTT